GTTCTCTTGCTTCAAATATATTAGGTAATGGAGTTGCACCAAAAAGTTTCAAAGAGTTTTTTAATCTATCAACTTCTAACCTTAATCTTTCTATGTTTTCTTGTGAATGTTTAGTATTTAATTCGTCTAACTTTAGACTAAATTCATCAAGTACTCTTATTGCTTCTTTGCCATCTTTCGGTGTCATTGGTGGCTTAATACTGCCCCCTGTTTTTTGAGCTGATTTTATTACTCCTGCATAGTTCTTTAATGTTTCTGCTGTCCTTGTCAAATAAGAAGTATCAGGCGTTATTCCTGCACCAATCAAACCTTGTGACGTTTCTTTTGCTTTATTAAAATCTGCTTGTAGTCTTTTAAATTCTGCTATTTGGTCTTTAAATGACTTTGCACTAAAATCTCTAGTTAGTATTTCTTGACCTATTCTTTTTCCTTTTGTGAGTATTGCAGAACCTGTAATATAACCCATAAACTCATTCCATGACCCCGAATTTACAAGGTATGTAAGGTCTTTGAATGTGTCGGCTATTCCATTTTGAATAGAAGCCCAAAAGGAAATAACCTTACCACTATCTAAGGCATCAATTAAATGCGTTAGTTCATTGTTTAACCTATTGGCAGACCCCGAAATAGTATTTATATTAGCCTCCGCATTCTTTCCAAACGCTTCCTCCATTCTCTTAGCGAAGAAAGGCAATACTTGTGCAGAACCTACTTTGCCTTGCTCTAATAACTTTGCTAATTCTTGCGTTGAACCGCTTACCGATATTCCTGCGTCTTGTGCTGCCTTTGCCATTAAAGCATAAGCACCTGGCAAGTGGTCTCCTAATTGTTGTTTTAATTCCTCACTTGAAATAGTACCCTTGTTCATCATTTGCTCAATTGCCTTTAAAGACAATGAAACTTGGTCATTGCTTAACTTTAAAGACGACCCAGCCCGAACAACTGAACTAAATATTTTGTTTACTTCTTCTGTGGCTATCCCTGCTTGTTTTGCAGATGCATAAATTCCTTTATAACCATCACCTAAAACAAATAAATCTTGACCAGTTCTATCTGCTAATTCTGTAATAAAAGATAATGACCGCCCAAAATCACCAGTACCTTCTGTAAGGTTCTTTAGTGGTAATTGCATTGAACGGAACTTCTCTTCTAATAAAAGTAGGTCTTTGCCAAACTGAAAACCTCGTGTAGATACTTCAAAAGCAATAAAGCCCTTGACCATATTTCCCAAGCCACCAACCCAACTCTTTTCTACCTTTTGAGCAGAATCATTGGCCGACTTTTCCAAGTATGCTCCAAGTTGCTCCATGCCCTTTACAACCTTCTTAGCACTTGCTTCGTCTAAGTCAAAACCTAATCCTACCGTTAATTGAGGTGCATTTGCCATTACTTCAATAAATTAACTAAGTCAACAAGTGACTGTTCCGAAACTTCTTTTTTTTCTGATTCAAAAGGCATTATTTCACGCCCTGTAATCATCTTTTTAATGCCCATTCTGCTATTTGCCAAATAAGCTAATATCTCTCGTGTGTGTCTCCATTTCTCTTGTTCCCTGCGTTGGTATCCATACCACCTTAATTCAAACTCCCTATAACTTAAAAGTTCGAAGTCTCGCATAGTTAAATTTAATTCACCAAATGCACGGCCCCGAACCTCCGTAGTTGTAATAGGCTTATTAACTCCTACTTTTTTTTTGTGTCAGTAGGGGTTGGGGTGTCGTTTACTTTTGGCATCGTGCTAAAATAAGCTTTACCCCATTCGAATATAGTATTCTCTAAGTCTCCTACATGGTCAAATATGATTGAAATTGTCTTTTCACTATACTTAGGTTCTTGGTCAAAAGCACTACAATAACTTAGGTATCCTTGGTATGTAATTTGTTTTGCAAATTTTAGAACCTCTGAACCATCTTGTGTTTCTTCTTTCATGTAAGAATCTACCCTTGTAAGCATTTCAATTAAAGTCTCTCCCCTTCTATCTGCGGTGCTTACATTCGCTTCCATTCCGAATAAGGCTTTTACCTCAAATTCGGTTTCGTCTATCGTTGCCTTTAGCTTGAATATCATACAGCAGATGCTAAGGTTAATGCTCCTGAACCAGTAAAATTAAAACTTGCAGTAACCTTGTCTTCCATAGGAGCAGTAAGGTTTACGCTGTCAATTTTTGCAGTACCTGAAAGTGATACGTCACCAGTAGCCTCTGTTGACATTTTAGCAATCAAACTAAGGTTAGTTCTGTTTGTTATTGCAGTAAATATGTCTTTGTACTGCTTCTTAGATGCCTCTTGCCAATCTACTATAATAGTACACGACCCCGACCAATGCCTTAACCCATTACCAGTTTCAGCCCATCCAGCCGAATCTTTTGAGGTATAATCGATTGAATCTACTGTTACATCGATACTTAATTCTGATTGCTCGTCAAATTCAACGTCTGTCGATGCGTCAACAAACAATTTAAACATCGTGCCATTAAACTTTGCCATATTATTCTGTAATTAAATGTTCTATAATTAAAATGTTTCTATACAAATTCTCACTTTCTGTCTCTAAAAAGGTATCATACGACCCTTGAAGGTTCAATGTAATAACAGTAAACCCCGAAGGATTTAAAGCTATACTTGTGGTGGTAGGTCTTACTATTTCCAATATTCTATTTGAGATATAATCTATATTACTCCTGTCGAAATTGTCAACATCCTCAAACCCATCTACCACCTCTATATTCAATGTAGCGTTACACTCAAATGTACTCTTACTACCTATATTCCCATTTTGGTTGTACGTTGAAAAGATTATATAAGGCTTTACTGCATCGCTTGCGGCTTTGTAGTCGTAACATTTAACCGCAACACTATTAACCGTTATTGTTTCGTGTAATAGTGTGTCGTATGCTACTCTTAATGCCTTACCAGCTGATTTCATTCTTGTATTTCTTTATCGCTTGTTCGTACTTTACTTTCTGTTCTAAATAACTTGGTATTAAAAAAGGTTGTGGCTTTGTTCCTACTCTCAAAATATGTAAAAGAACTGCGTACCATGCTTTTTCGGGAATACCTTTACTTTTACACCACTTAAACAAATCCTCTTTAAAATCTAAAAATGTTCCTTTCCCTTTTCTGCCTTTAAACTTCGATGCCATTTGTTCAAACCCTGATGGCACTTGTACTTTTGTTCTTGTGCCAAATTCAACCCATGCTCCATAATCAGCGTTAACGTTAACCATCCCTTTTCGACCTTTCATTTCGTGGCTTATTGACTGCCTTAAATGGCCCATATGAACGGGTGCTTTTCTTGCTGCCGAAAACTCAACTCTTAAAGTATAATCTTCGGTTATATTGATAAGGTCTTGGTCAATCTTCTTTTCCTTTTCCTTTAGCCTTTTTATCGCTTCCTCCAACCCCTGAACTCGCACTTTCTTCGCCATCTTTTGCCAATTTTACAAGTCCTAATTCAATAGCTTTTTTTGGGTCTTTATGCTCAAAATCTTCTCCCGATACATAAACCTTACCCTCATATCTTACACTTTCTATCGCTATTACTTTCATTGCTTTACCGTTTTTACTTTGTACTTTCTATAATTGTCTGTTTCGACAACGTCCTGAATTTTCATTTTATAAGACCGCCACTCTATCGTATCGTTTGAGTCTATCAATTGGTCAGGATTACGATAAAACTCAATGTCGTAAACCGTTGACAAAGAACTCGAACTATCTTGTTGGTAACGTGACTGCGAACGTGGCGTTATGGTAGCTATCGTATTGTATTTTACAGTTTCCGCACCATTTACATTTCCTCCTCCTGCAACCCTTGTTTTGGCGTAGGATAATACTCTGATTGGTTCTGTAAATGCTTTCCCTGCCATTTCGTTTCTTTGTTACCTTTTAATTCCTTTGTCTTTCGCTTCCCTTTTAGTTCCTTAAATAGATACATATTGGAATTCTTTTTGTATTGCTTTCTTTGGTGTCGTTCCTTGCTCAAAACAATCTTTTACCGCACGAATCAAACCCTCTTTTATCGTGTCTGTGATTGTTATTTGAGTACTATCATACGTTAGCTTTATTCCATTGGTAAACTCTCCGTAAACACGATATTTGCCACCTACACCAACAATAGTTGGGTCTAACGTCACATCGTCAATATCAACACTTACGACACTTTCTAAATCAATAGTACTATATGGCAAATCCTCCCAATCGTACAACTCTTTCCATAAAACAGTTACTGTCCTGCTATCTATCAATGTAACCGACTTGTACAACTCCAATTGCTCTCTGCAAGCCGTTATCAATCTGTCTAATTTTGTGTCGTGTGTTGTAAAGTCTATCCCTATATAAGCTTTAACCTCCGCAACTGTAACAGGCTCATCCGTAACCACCTCAGAAGAAGTTGTTATAAATAATCCACTTGTCAGTTTTTCAAGTATTTCGCTCATTTTGTTTTTAATTAAGCCCCCGAATTTCTCCGAGGGCAACCCAACTCTCTCTACTTAGTTTAGGTAATGTTTTTTATGTATTCTTAGTAAAAATTCATTTAGAGTATTTAAATAAGGTATAGGGTCCAACTCTATTGCTCTTTGTCTCGTTAGTTCTTTTTGCTCTTTGTAATACTTAGTATCATTTAGCTTTTTTATCGCCTCTACAACGCTCTCTGTCGTTCTGTCACAATAGGTAGCTGCATAATTTAACGCTGCCTTTACTCCTTTTGCTTTTGTGCTAATTACTGGCACTCCACTTGATATTGATTCTGTTGCTACTTGACCCCAACTCTCGTATTCTGATAGTATCATTATACATTTTGAAACCTCATAAACTTTTTTCATGTCGCTTTGTGGCTTCCAATATTTCAGATTAGGAACTTCTTCTTTTATCTGCTCATAGTACCCACCCTCAACTCCTAAAAACTTGATTTCGGGTAATGCTTTTGCAACATCAATTAACAATTGTCCACCTTTGTTTTCGTTCAGATTAACCAAGGTAAAATATTTTCCTTTCGAATTGTCAACCTTTGCGTAATCTCGATAATCAACAGGTGGAATACAAACAATACCCTCGCTTGGATACCTCAACACACTACGAGAAAATTCAGAATTATAAACTAAGTAATTATTCTTAACCTTTGCCCTCGTTAGTTGCACCTCGTATGAATTATGAATAATATGCACTAACTTCTTTCGATATATAGTCTGCATATTATAGCAGTAATTCGTGTTACCTAAGTGAGTTATTACCAAGTCTGACCAAATCCAGTATTCTTTATCTTTACCATGCTCAAACTTTATTACCTCTATTCCTTCAAATTCTTGAATGTCATTCGTTGCGGTTTTACTAAGAACCTTAACATCATGACCTTTTGATTTTAAAAACTTTGCTATCCTATGAGCCATCATTTCCGCACCTGCGAAAACCTCCTTTGGATAAGCGTGTAAATGGAATAATATCTTCATTTCATATAGTTTCGTGAAACACCATAAATTTGCATATAATCAGCACCACCGCCTAAATTAGATTCACTTGGTCTTTGCCATGCCGATATTGGATTAGTCATAAAGCATTTGAAACGTGGGTAAATATTAACTCTTAGCCATTCGTCATAAACTAATTCTTTGTCGTATTCTTTTAAGATTACTTGAATCATTTTCTTTGAATAAGCCATTGCGTGTGTCATCCATCCATCTTTCAACCAATAAAGATTATCGCTAAACTTATAATGGTCTGACCTTAGATTTGAACCCATGCTTAATATATCCCAATCGTTAGGCAATTGCTCTAT